CGTTGCCAGATGAGGAATCATTTCCTGATTTTGGGTGGGGATCTGATGATGACGAGAAGGGAGACTATCGAGTCCCCTCTGAACCCGCCTCGGCGGAGGTTCTCCCTGATCGTGACGAAACACCTGAGATTGTCATTCATCGATCTGCCGATCCCACACCATTGCCAATTTTGTTGCAGGCTAGTACCTCGGAATGTTCTTCCACTGACGTCACCACTTGGCAAGATGTACCTGTCTTTGTGGATGATACCCTTATGCAACGCATAGCAGATTATCTAAGCGATTTGTTTGGTGGACAGCGGACCGGGGTGCTCGGCACCCAATCACGTACGTTTCTTGGTCGTTGTTTGGATGCGGTGTCATCACCAACGAGAGTGGATTTGTTGGGCCACCATCGTACATTGCGACTACAGATTGAACCCCGTGTTGTCAGGGGCGTGATCGAAAATGACATCATACGCCAGAATCAGCTCGTGGATGAGAACTTCCACTTAAGCGTCCCGGCGCGCTCAGTTGCCCGGTCTGTGGCCACGTCATTGGCCGGACCCACTGTGGACCTGGATGTGCTCGACAACACGATTATGTATATTTTCTCGCTTTTGCGTATGTCGGGAGTAAAACGCATGTTGGCATGCCCGCGTACCCCTGTGAGGCCGGATTTTCGCATCCGGGCGCCGATTTTGGGGTGGTCACTCGGCGCCCTCTTTTCCGTGTTTACCCTGAGCCTTGTCCATCCACTAAACCGTTTGAGTTTGACACTCGTTTTCACGTTATACGCGGTGGGGAATTTTTCGTTGCCGGAAATGTTGTATTCCCTCACAAAGGCGGCAAGTTGGACCTCGGTTATCGTTCGCTTATTGGGCCTTGCTACTCTCATAGTGGTACCATATATGAGAATAGCAACCACTCTCTTAACCTCGCTATTCGCCGCAAGCTTGGGTTGCGTCTTGAGCCGGATGACGAGTTGGCTTATGACAGACTACCCGCCAGCGAGCGAAACGCGGCCCCTTTCAACACGCGCCACCCAGATCAACCTTACGCCTATTGGCTCGAGGCCAACCAGCGCGAGTTTTTGGAACATACTGACTTGGTTGATCGTATGGCCGCTTCGTATGTCGACAGTTTTGCTGATTATACTTTTTGCTTGGACATGGTTGAGCGCTTTCATGACGAACCACACCAGAAACGAAATTTACGAATACACGAATGGGTCGATCGTTGTGAGGCCGGTGAGTTACTCGCAGACATTTGGTTCACTGCCGTCACTCAAAGTGTCCATCTCAAGGTCAAACGAGATGAGTGGGCCAAGTTCGTACGAATCCTCAGCAAACTCAAGTACCCTCGAGCAATTGGTGACTTCGGTGTCGGAGCATCTTTACAAGGAGCTTGGCTTACCAGCTTTCTCAAATGTGCGCAAGCAGAGCACCCAATCCAGCATGCTGACGGTGAATGCTGGCACATTAAATCTCCAAGTGGGGACGCGCTCGATTCGGCATTTGAAAAACTACTCTCCCCGCCAGGAGCATGGTTCTTCATCGCCTTCTCTGACGATGCCGTCTTCGCCATCCGAACAGCAAATGGAGTCAAGTGGTTTAACATCGACATCTCCTCCTGCGACACAGGACACACTGAGGAGATATTTAGAGCTTATACCCGGTTGTATCCCAGACATATTCAACCAGACGTCGAGGTACTTGTCAGACAGTGCGCAGCCCCGGTGCGGGTTGTGTCAGTTGAGGACAGGCGAGACTTCGTGCTTTTACAGCGTGGCGCGCCAACATTGTCTTCTGGATCGACCGTCACTACCTCTATTAATACGTTCGTCAGCTTTCTGCTTGGATGCACCTTCGGACAAAACCGTTGTGCCAGTAGTGTATCCATTCGGCGAATGGCTAAGGTGGTTGGTTACGATGTTTCTGTCGAGCCTTGTGACGTGTTTGAGCGCGTTCAGTTCCTTAAGCGGTCGCCTGTATTATGCCATGACGGGCGTTACCGTGGAGTTATTAATTTCGGCGTTTATTTACGACTATCGGGCACTTGTCGTGGAGACTTACCAGGCCGAGGCGATATTACTATCCGTGCTCGTAAGTTTCAAGCTGCTCTTATCAATGGGGTATTTGCGGGGTCCCATTCTTCCATTCTTGACAGCTTGCGTCAACAGTATGCTAACGCTTTTGACGCTGTCGGTAATAATCGCCCATTTTCCGAACTTGTTAGCCAATACTTGTATTACCTTCCTGATCCTGATGCCAATTGTACGTTTACTGATGACGCCTATTTCAAACGCTACAACTTGGCTTGCGACGAGATACGCGAACTTACCACCGTGGTTACATCAATGGGTCCGGGCGACCATTACGCGTCACCAACCGTCGAACGAATCTTGGAGGCTGATTATGGCCTGGCTTGCAGCTATTTTGATCTTGGTTTTCTCGAGCGCGAGAACAGGACCTACGCCAGGCTATCAAATGCCTTTTAATGCGC